ACCCTTATTATAGAGATATTATTAAAGGTGCAGGTAGATTCACAAACTCTATAATCCTACAAACCTCTAGGGAGTTCGGCACAGTACCAACCTATATGACTAATCCTAAAGTTGATATCTTTACACAGTTTTTAAGATACCCTACAGTGTTTGGTAATACTGTTCTTAAAAACTTTGCTAGAGATGCTATAACAGACCCTACAGCAAATGCGCCTAAAATAGCTGCCTTCGCAGTAATGGCTACTAATGTAGCAAAAGCTACAAACTACTGGAGAACTTCAGAAGAAAATAGAGAAAGAATTACCCAAGACGGAGAAGACTGGAGAGACACGTTAAAAGCTTTTCAAAGAGTTGGATTGCTTGGCCCCTTAGAGTATGCGGTGAGAGTTACAGAAGGATTATCTTATGGACAGAATCCTCTATTAGCAACAGCCGGTGTTGGTGGTCCAGTAATAAATGACATCATAGGTCTTGCATTCTACAATAGAGGTTTGTTAGAAACAGCAGCTCGTAAAGCTCCACTAATAGGAACAAAAAACATTTTTGATAGGACTGTTGGGGATATCATGGAAGAATACACAGGCTTTAGAGACCCTTATACTCCTATGCAAAAAGCAGCTAAAGAAGCTACTAAAAGCATTAGAGGGACCATTAGAGCCGGTACAGATGTTTTTACTGGTAGAGAAACCGCAGACGATACCACACCTAGAATATTAAGAAACATGGGCGGGCCTATAAATGTTGACCCTTTTACTGGACAACCTTACGAAGAAAGACAAACATTTGTAACAGGCGGTTTAGTAGAAGGTGACGAAGAAGTTCCGTTTACAAAAGAAGACCCGGCAGACAGAATAAATAAATTTACTGGAGAGCCTTATCAAGAAGAAATGACTAGGCTTGGTTTTAGAGAAGGTGGTGTTTTAGATTTAATCAGACGAAACCGAGGTGATGACGTTGCTAATGCTTTAGTAAGTTATGGCGATAAAGTAGGCGAAATAGAGTCGAACAATATCCCAACTAGAGTACAGCTTATTAAGCGAGATGGACAGTTTGTTGAAGATGGTCCGGGAAGAGGAAAGTATCAGTTTGAAATGTTTTATGCCGGTGGGAGTGGTTCTGCTAAAAATGCTGTACAAAGAGTTGTAAATTTGTATGAACGATATGGTCAAAAAGCCCCTGAAAAATTAGTAGAGTTATCTTTAGAAGGAGATATAGATTTGTCAACTTTACCAGAATCTTTACAAGACGATATATTTTATGCTAATGCTGCAGAGAAAAAAGGATTTAAGTTAGATGATTTAGCTAGTGGTAAACTTACAGAAAAAGAAGCATGGCTAACTCATCATTGGGCAGGTAAAAAAGAAGACAGAAAATCTAAATCTGACTTATGGGATGAAAGATTTGTAAAGGAAGTCGTTGACAACTTACAAAACTAAGTGTATAATGTAGTATGATTCTATATCTAGAAACCCAACTCGAAGCATGCTATAGACAGTATTGCATCCATCAAGTAAAACAAGACATGCCCTTTATGTCTTTAGACGATTTCAGAAATATGTTTGAAGACCTCATGGCAGAAATATACAAGGACGAAGAATGAAAGGACTATTAAAAAATATAGTGGGTGCGGTTGCTCCTACATTGGGTACTGCTTTAGGCGGTCCAATGGGAGGGATGGCAGCTAATATGATAGCCGATGTTTTAGGTGTACCTAACAATCCTAAAGCTATAGAAAAAGCTATACAAGAAGCAACGCCTGAACAAATGCTTGAGCTTAAAAAGGTTGAGCAAGACTTCGAACTCAAAATGAAAGAGCTTGAAGTAGATGTGTTTAAGATGGAAGTTGAAGATACACAAGATGCTAGAAAGAACTTTAGTAAAGACTGGACAGCACGTATCATGGGTATAGCGACAGTTGGTGGTTTCTTAGGCTACATATTTTTAGTAACTCTTCAACCACCAGAACAGAATTCAGAAGCCTTGATAAACCTAGTACTAGGATATCTAGGTGGACTAGCCTCCGCAGTAATTAGCTTTTACTTTGGAGCATCAAATAAACAGGATTAATGAAAGAGAAATTAAAAGACGTTATCGAGGACGGACGTTGGAATTGGTACGGACTCGCAGACGAAGAAGAAGACTCTCAAGATAATTGTTATAAAGGATTATTTTGGGATTTAGAAACCAAAAAATTCCTAAGATGGAATGAACTTAATAAAAAGGAGTGTAAATCAACTGAAAGCAGTGACCGATAGTGTCTGCGTTGTATGTATTGTTGGTTGGATATATCTAGTAGTCTCGGGATACTACTATTTCTTCTAGCCTCTACTAAAACTTAAGAAGGATTTTAAAGAACGCTATTGTTAGCTTCACAGGGAAATTGCACCTTAAAAATGGAACAGGCTATTCAATTTATAAACGAAGTAGGTTTTCCTATAGCTGCGGCATTAGGTCTTGGCTTTTTTATATGGAAACTTATTAATAGAATTATTGATGGTATGGAGACTAAACTCGATGTCTTAGATGATAAAGTAGCAGACCAGATAGCACAAATGGAAGACCGACTTGGGACGAAATTAGATTCACAACATGGTATTTTGGTAGCTCTTATAGATAGAGTACGTAGTTTAGATAATGAGATTATCAGACAAGATACACTTATCAAAACTATTCTAGGAGTTCCACAACTTATAGATAGTAATAAGATTGCCAAAGCTGATAGAGATGACCAAAGAAAAGATTAAGATTGAAGATATACATCCGATGAAACAGGTAGCTATTATGTCGGTGTTACAAGTCTTAGCACTTAGTTTAATGATTGTTTCAATGTTTTTTATAAGTGTTTTAGCAGCGGACCAGATGGTTCATAAATTTAAGAATCCTAGCTTTTCAGGAACAAACACAAGCTCTCATTATCTGACAATAGAAAATCAAGAGTTTAATAGAAAAGAAGCTATCAAAGCAGAAATAGAGGCCTATCAAGATGAGCTCGCAAGAGAGGCAAAAAACACTACGCTTGCAAGGTTTATTAGAAACTTAGAGTCACGTATCTATGCACAGTTATCTAGACAGTTAGTAGAAAATTTATTTGGAGAAAATTCATCAGAGTCTGGTCAAGTAGAATTAGAAGGAAACACTATAGAATACGAATCAGATGGCGAATATATCACACTAAAAATAACAGATGCAGATGGGAATGAAACACTTATTACCTTGCCTATTGGGTCTTTTACTTTCTAGTTGTGCTTTAAAGTATGATTCATTATTAACTACAGGCGGTATACCAAACATAGTTATACAAGAATCATCTGTATTAGATTTACAATCAAAAGAATTAAAAGAGTTACCGGCAGCCTTAAATAAACCTACAATTGCTGTATACCCTAATAGCTTCAAAGACTTAACAGGGCAACGTAAGAGCAACAGTGAGTTTGCTTTGTTTAGTACAGCGATTACACAGGCCCCTGAAGCCTTTCTTATTAGGGCTTTTAAACATGCTGCAGATGGAAAGTTTTTTAAAGTTGTTGAAAGAGTAGGTTTAGATGACCTGACAAAAGAAAGGCAACTTATAAGAACAACCAGAAAAGAATTTGAAGAGGACAATAAATTAAAACCTTTGCTTTTTGCAGGGTTGTTAGTTCAAGGCGGTGTTATTAGTTATGATACTAATACAACAAGTGGAGGATTGGGAGCTCGTTATCTAGGAATAGGAACAAGCAAACAATACCGGGAAGATACAGTAAGTGTCTCCTTACGATTGGTTTCTGTAAGCACAGGTGAAGTATTAATAGAAGTGTTAGTCTCTAAAAGTATTTTATCTGTAGGTTTATCACAAGATGTATTTAGGTTTATAGAACTAGGTACAGAATTAGTTGAGGTAGAAGGAGGCTTTACAGAAAACGAATCTGTCTCCATAGCTTTACAACGAGCTGTAGAAACAGGTGTTTTAAATATAATAGAGACAGGAATAGAGAGAGGATACTGGGAATATGAAAAAACTATTATTAAGCCTATTGATTGTGGCGAGTGCATTGGCATCCGGGGCTGACAACGAGATATTTGTTGAACAGGCCGGAGCGACAGCCAATATAGATTTAGAGCAGTTAGGTTCAGGAAACCTGATTGGTGGTGCGACTGCATCAGCAGGAAGCATGACAGCTTTAGATTTAGATGGTACTAGTATGACACTAGACATAAATCAAATAGGTGACTCAAATAAATTTCTTGGAGATATTCTGGCTGATAGTTTGATAGGCTTCTTTGAGTTTGATGGAGATAGCAACACGTTTAATATACAAGTTGACCCAACAAATACTCATGGAGCAGATAGTTCAAACTTAAATGTAGATGTAACAGGTACAAGTAATACTTTTACTTTGGACCTAGCCACAGCAGACATGGCAAGTAGTACTGACTTAGATTGGATTATACAAGGTGATAGTAACACACTAAACTTTGATATTGATTACGATTCAGGTACAAGCTTTGTTGATATTGATGGTGACTCTAACAATGTAACTTTCGATGGTGATGGTTATGCCGGAGGTTACTTCTACTTAGACCAAACAGGTAGTTCAAGAACATTTAACATAGACCAACAGAGTACATTAGATAATGATTGGCTTAAAATACTTTCTACAGGCAGCAATGGTACTGTCTGTGTTGTTCAGTCTGATGGTGGTACGTCCACTTCATGCTGATATAGGAAGTATCACAGAATTAGAAGGGTCGGGTAGAGTTGTACGCGATGACACATATAAAGCTGCTTTATCATTTAATATAAATAGCTTTGATAATGTTCAGACTTCTAACGGAAGAATGGGCATTACATTTTTAGATGATAGTCAAATACGACTTACTGAACATTCAGAACTGGTTATAGATGAGTTTGTCTATGACCCAGACCCGGCTAAATCAAAAATGGCACTAGAGTTTGCTCGTGGAACCGGAAGGTTTATAACGGGTAAGCTGTCGACCATCAAAAAGAAAAACATTAGGATTAATACACCTTCTGCAACTATAGGAATTAGAGGCACTGACTTCACAGTTACTGTAGATGAATTAGGAAGGTCTTTAATTATCTTACTACCCAAAGAAGATGGATTACCCTCCGGAGAGATAGTCGTCAGTACTGCTATGGGTCAAGTAGTTTTAAACAAGCCCTATCAAGCTACTACAGCTTCGATGTTTGAGACTGCTCCTAGTACCCCGGTTATTTTAGACTTAACCTTAGAACTCATAGACAACATGCTTATTGTTTCTGCTCCAAAAGAAGTAGAGACATTAGAATCCAGTTCGTCTGAAACAAAGACAGGTAATTTATTAGACATAGACTATCTAGAGTTTGAGGAGTTAGAAAAAGATTACTTAGAAGAGGATGAACTAGAGTTTACAGAGTTAGACATAAACTATTTAGATGTAAACTTTTTAGAAGACTTACTGAACGTAATTGAAGAGGTTAATGAACTAGACACAACCAAAACCATCTTAAAGGCTGACTTAGACCTACAAGGCACGACCCTTGGTTTTGATGCAGAGACACAGATAAACACGTTTATGACTGACACAGTTATAACCTTCTATAAATCCTTAGAAGATACTGTAAGACTAGATTTAGATAAGAGCAGCTCCTATACCTTTATCTTAGTTCAGAATGGAAAGAGCACACAGATAGTAGTGAACGGAGGAGCTTCATCAAGAATAACCATAACTCAAGGAAATTAAACTTTTGTTTTTAATTTAAAAGGTGGCATCAAGTTGTATTTCTATACTTTTATGTAGTGGTTCAAGAGCAATCCTTGCTTCTTCTAAGGCTTTAAGAATAACTAGTCTATCTTCTTGGTGGACGACGTGACTGTACTCAATAGGAAAAGCACTTAATTCGGTGACTAATTTATTTTCAGAGTCTATGCAAAGCTTCCAACTAATCAGATTAGCTTCCTTCGACCTTTTGTTCTTCTTCATTTTTTATTTCATTAAATGTTACGAGATTTTGTTTTCCTCTCAGGCCGGCTTTCATATAAGACGTAGCTCTACCTTCAAAGAAGTTTTGATGTTCAACTCCCATTACTTCATCTATCCATCCAAGAGGATTATCCTTTTGTCCAAAGTTTGTTTTTAACCCTAGCTGTAGTAGCCTTCTATCTGCAATGTAACGATTGTAAGCATACATATCCTTCTTTGTAAGACCTTCAATGTTACCCATATCAAACACCAAGTCTAAAAACTTATCTTCTAAAGCTACCATCTTTCTACAGATTTCGTAGATTTCTTTTTTAAAGTCATCGGTCCAGATGTCTAGATGTTCTTGAATAAATTCTCTAAAGAGTTTTGTCATAGCTTCTACGTGCATAGATTCATCCCGGATGCTATAAGTAACTATTTGACCCATGCCTTTCATGCGACCAAAACGAGGGAAGTTTAAAAGAATAGCAAAGCTACTAAAGAGCTGTAAGCCTTCCGTAAACGCTGAATAGACTGCAAGCGTCTTAGCGATACTTTGTTTATCTTTTAGTGTAGGTTTAAACTCTCCAACGTAATCATGCTTATCAGCCATTTCTTCATACTCTGCAAACGCTTTGTATTCTATTTCAGGCATGCCAACCGTATCTAATAAAAGACTGTAAGCATGTTGATGTATAGACTCCATGTTAGCAAAGGAAGTCATCATCATCCGCGCTTCTGGCTTCCTAAAGATACGCATATATTTATCTACATACCCGGACCCAACATCTACATCTGACTGTGTAAACAATCTAAATATTTGCGTTAAAAGATTCTTCTCTTCTTTACTAAGTTCTTGCCAATCTTTAACATCATTATGCAAAGGAACTGATTCAGGCATCCAATGCATTTGATTTTGAAGAACATAATAATCAAACATCCAAGGATATTCAAAAGGTTTATAATGTTCTCGTGTTCCTAATATACTCATTTATTCTCCATTTCTTTGGCATACTTTTTCAGTAGCCATTTGTTAAATTCTTTTTTATATTCTTGTTCTGTGTAGGTGATAGAGAAGGGTGTTTTATGTTCATCGCAATGGTCTAACCACATGCGTCTACAAAACTCACTAAACTTTTTATCCTTCACAAGCAATACAATCCACTTCTTCTAACCTGATACGAGGTATTTTAATATTAACATTCTCTGCAGTTCTAGCAGCATCTGACCTAAAGTAATACAAAGACTTTAACGTATGCATAGCGTACCAATGAACATCGTTTACATACTGTAAGTATTCGTCATGTATATCTTGAGGCTCAGTAGCCTTCGGGAAAACAAAAAACAAATTTACACTTTGACTTTGGCAAACGAACTCTTGTCTTTTGTACGCATGTTCAACTATCCAGATTTGGTTAATCTCATTTGCGGTTTTAAACAATTCCTTTTCTTTATCATCAAGGATATCTAGATGCTGTACGGACCCTTCATTAGCAGCAATGTCTTTCCAGACCTGCTCAAGTTCTTTAGCTTTGAGGCCTTTCTTTTTGAAAAGACTTTCTAGATTTCTATTCTTAACTTGGTAAGAACCGGATAAAGTTTTGTGCGTATATACGTTAGCACGATATGGTTCAATACTAGGGGAAGTACCACCACATATAATACTACTACTGGCGTTAGGAGCAATAGCCAAAAGATGAGCGTTACGATGGCCGCTACCATGTATATCAGGAGCTTCACCACGTTCTTCGGCAAGTCTTTGAGTAGCCTCAGTAGCTTTTCCTTTGATGTGTTGGAAAGCTCTGTAGTTAAAGCCAGTTGCGAATATCCCCTCGAAAGGAATCCCTTTACGTTGTAGATAAGCGTGGAACCCCATTGCTCCCAATCCAATGGACCTTTCTCTGTAAGCTGAATACGCAGCTTTTGTAAATGATTTTTTATCCGGCTTGACATGATTAGAAAAACGCTTGTAATTAGCATTATACTCCCCAATTTCAGATGTGTCAATAGCATTATCAATAAAATGCTGTAAAACATTATCAAGCATAGTTACTAAGTCATCAATAAAATGTTCATCTTGGGACCATTCATCAAAGTGTTCTAGATTTACAGAAGAAAGACAACAAACTGCGGTCCTTTCTTCGTTAGTAGGAAGAGTTATTTCAGAACAAAGATTACTTTGTTTTATCTCTAGTCCTAAATCTTTTTGTGATTTTGGTAGAGCATCATTACAGTTATCTATATTAACCATGTAAGGCTCACCAGTCTCTGCTCTAGCGTTAAGTATTTGCCACCATAGTTCTCTAGCACTTACTATCTTGACAGCTTCTTTAGTCTTGGGGTCAATCAATCTCCAGTCATCATCATTCTTTATTGCTTGTAAGAACTCATTAGTTAAATTGATTCCGTTGTGTAGATTAAGACACTTACGATTAATATCGCCCCCGGATTCTTTACGAATATTTATAAACTCTTCTATCTCTGGATGGTCAATATCCATGTACGCTGCGTATGACCCTCTACGTGTTATGCCTTGATTGAAGGCCAACATCTGAGAGTCAACAACTTTCATGAATGGTATTGAACCAGTAGAACGACTATTGTTAGCAGTAGCGATGCCATTACTTCTAATATCTCCCCAATATCCACCAATGCCTCCACCTGTACTTGCGAGCCATATGTTCTCATCATAATGAGCAGATAAACCATCACGACTGTCAGGTACGTAATTGAGGAAGCAGCTAATAGGTAAACCCCTATTGGTTCCCCCATTACTAAGAATAGGAGTGCTAAACATGAACCATAAATCGGAAGAGTAATTATAAATTCTTTGAGCCAATTCGAAATCAGTCTGTCCTTTAAATGTTGAAGCAAAGACTGCAGCTCTTGCAAACGCTTCTTGTGCATGTGTTTCTCCTTCCTCGTGGTAGAGGTATCTATCTTTAAGTGTATCTAGACTAAATCGGTCTAGCTTCTTTTCTTTGTTATAATTAATGTTAATACCTAAATAAGGCTTAACTCCTACTTTGTCATCAATCATCTGTGTCTCCTAAATGAATTGCTATAATAGCATAATGAATAATTTTTAATAAATCTGATTCAGGGTTTTCGCCTTCTTTCTTACCACACCTCATAGCATACTTCATAATATTACCCATACAGAAACCTTTCCCATGACCTGCATCAAGAATCATATCAGTGGCTTGATACTTTCCTTGTGCATAGTGTCGGTCATACGTACCGTCTACGTATCTATGTATTTGTTTTATAATCTTATCTTCGTTAAACTTATATTCCATATCATGTTATCCATTCTTTCGGTAGTGTGTGCTCACTATACCATTTAAAATTATTTTTCTCTGCCCATTCGGCATGACTTCTTTTGGTCCCGTCTTTTCTTCTTTTAGCTTGTGGCATAGGAGAACTAGGGCTAGAAAACAAAAAGACTAACTCTTGATTAGGCTTTAAAGACTTACGTATCCAAACGTATTTATTATACTCTTGGTAATCCCAGAATCTACCTTTTGCTTCCAGTAAGTATTCTACACCATCAATAGTCTGTGTAAAGTCTGGTTCATATTTATGTTCTACAATGTAGTTAATATTTTCGGAGTGGTGATTCCAAGACTTTAAAACTGAGTTGTGTAACTGATATTCCCATCCGGAGTCGTACCCTTTCGGAATATTTTTTTCTACAGGCCTTACCTTACGTGGCTTTCTATAACCCCTCTTCACTTTGAAAATCCTTTAGAGTTACAGAATCTAAATCCTTGTTTAGTTTTTTTAAATTTTGATAGAACCATCTTTCTGAGAAAGCTGAAAGCATAAACTTTTTGTTTGCATATACATACTTTTGGTCAGGGATATAATCTTGGAAGTTATCTATGTTGACTTTCTTCCCTTCTTCATCCGGGATAAGAGACTTAATCCAATCTACTGTTAAAGCTTTTGCTTTCTTTCTACATCTTTTTGCTTCTTTGCTGTTCATATTATTTCTTGTACGTTAGGTAACTTTTCTACGTGAGTCAAATAAACTAAACCTTTCGCATACTGAAAGGTCCTTAAACCCTGTCCATCATTAGAGTCCTTGTGACATTCAAACTTGTGAGGACACCAGTTACAGTCTCTAGGAAGTTTCATATTGCCTGAAGCTCCTTCAGCAACAGGAGAATAACAATAGTCCGGAGGAGTTTTCTTTTTCATTGCGGCCTTAACTTCCTTTATCCTATGAACTATATTTGGCTTTTCTAAATCATCCGGGATAAAAACAGTTAGTTCACCAGTCTCTTTATTCATGACTAGAAAGCCGCCCTTGTTTGTTTGTTCCGCTTCTTCATAGCCTGCTAGTTGAGATAAGTATCCGAAGGAATCGTTTTGAGCTAGTGTTCCATCTTTAAACTTTTTAAATGCATAGCCTGAAGCGGTTTTAACATCCACGACTTGACCATCAATCACACTATCCATATGTCCCTTAATACCTTCTACCGTTACTTCTTTTTGCTCTGATTCAACAACGTGCCCAGAGAGTCTAACAAAAAACAAAAGTAAAACCTCAAGTAAATGTCCATACAAAAACTTAATAAACGTAGGACCGTTTATTCTTTCTTTCTCTGCATCCTCTAAGTTTAAATCATACCAGAGTCTTCGAATAGGCCGACCAATGTTAGACATTCTTAAGCCATTCTTAGGTCGCTCAACGGGAGTAGCCCAATGTCGTAAAGCATCCTCCATATCTCTACCAAACTCTTCATACATTTCTTCCGGGATGTCTATAGTTTCATCATCAGCTAACACTTCAATAGTGCTATAGATATCTTGTACGAGCGTATCTAAACTTTTAGTTTTCTTCTTCGTCATCCTTAATATCCTTGAAAGCTTTGATAACATCTGTAGAAAAAAGCTTTTGTAAATTTACTAAGTACATGCGACTAGCATTACCATCGCCACCTGATACAGTTTTAAACGTATCTAGTTTGTCTACTATCTTTTTTAATGTATCTGTTTTAAATACTAAGGTACAGTACTCATCATCACCTATGCAAAGATTATGAAACCAATAGTCTGATTCTGTTGCTCTAATACCAGAAGGCTTCCCCCAACATTCATATTCAATGCAGATGTTACCTGTGTTCTGCCATATGTCTCGTTCGGATTTAACTTCTACCTTTTTGTCCGTTAGCATTGCTGCTATCTTTTCTTCCCGGATTTCACCGTACATTAAATCAAGGTCAAACTTCTTTCTGTTTTCTTTAGTGGGTTTCATTCCAACTGTCTCCTATCTTGTACTCACCGGTAAGTGGGCATCTTAGGTTGTACTCTGTAGATGCTTGTTCTATACATCTAACTGCTAGGGCTCCTA